GGCGGCGGCGGCGGTAAATAATAAGGAGTTTATGATTTATGTCTAATGAACAAGTTGAACAATCCTCTGACGGGACTCAGCTTAATGTAGGAATTTCTAATCCTGAACCAACTTCAGTTACTTTTCCTTCAGGAAAGGTTGAAGATGCTCAAGTAGAAGCAGAAAAGAAAGCGTTTAAGACTTATGTAGAAACCTCCGGAGAGAAGGTTCCAGATAACTTCAAGGATGTTGATTCGTGGTTTTCCAGTCTCAAGGAAGCTCAGAGTAATTATACCAAGGGGCAGCAGGAGATGGCTGAACTGCGTAAGCAGTATGCGGAAACAGCAGGTAACCCAGAAGAGCCCGAACCTGTAGCAGAGACTCAGGCTGAGGTTGCCCCTATACTTACAGAAGATAGCCCTCAGCTTAGAATTCAAGCTAAAGAAATTCAAGAAGCGACAGCTGTGGAAGCTGCAACCGTTGGAGTAAACCAAGAAACATACGAAGCTTGGGGTATGGAGATGGCGGCTACGGGTAAAATTTCAGATGAAACTCGAACTGAGATTCAAAATAAAACAGGTTTCTCAGATAAGATGATTGATGATTTCGTGTCTGGTCAGAAGGCTAGGCTACGAGAAAACTTTTCTAAAGCCTCCAATGTTGTTGGAGGACAGGAAAAGTTACAACATATATTCGACTGGGCTAGTAGGAATCTTAGCTCAGAAGATCAACAAATGATAAACATAGGACTTGCGTCCCCATCATACGAGGTGACCCTACGAGGATTATCGTCTATGTATGATCAAGCTGTGGTATCTCAAAAGGCTGCGGAACCTACAAAGAATCCCAATCTCGCTACCGTTTCGGCAAGTGAGACTGGTGTACGTCCGTATAGTACTAAGAGAGAATTCACAGCTGAACGAAACGATCCTAAGTTTATGATGGAGCCTAAATATAGGCACATGGTAGAACAAAGAATGTCTATGACAGACTGGAATAATCTACGACAATAAGGGTTTTTGCGGACCCATAGGCAACTGATTAAGTTGACCACGCCCCTCTTTGGATAAAGAGACAAGGTATTGTCAGAAATAGAACGAGCCATTAGTATTAGACTCCCTCGGGAACAATCGAAAGCTAAGAATTAAATCCGCTTTTAATTAATAGTTTTAAATTTCTAAGGAGAAATGAAAATGGCAGAATCAGATGTAGCTGGACATGATTTTCCAGCTGGTGGTGGTGGACTAACTTATAGAAGTAGTTCCGCTGCATCCGATGGTATATCCGGTAGTAATACTACTGGTGGTAAGCTTTGGCTTCCTATTTGGGCGGGCGAAGTAATTAATGCGTATGATGAGTACAATATGTTTGAGTCCTTAGTCGGGACTAAGACAATTGCTAGCGGTACTACGATGGAATTTCCCATCACAGGCACCGTGTCACTGCATCCCTCGTGGAATGCTGGTGAAGAACTCATCGGTGGCGAAGATGCAACCGCATCGACTTTCAAAGTGGTTTTAGACAAGCGACCAATGGCCGCTCACTTTGAGATTGATAACGTTGACTTGATGCAGACCCAGTGGGAGTTCCGTAGTGAGCTTGCACGACAGGCTGCAATGACTTTAGCTAATGCTAGAGATAAGCAATTGTATTCGTACCTTTGCCGTGCAGCGATGACGAGTCAGGTTGCGAGCGATCCTCGCCCGTCTCTTAATCTTGACGAGGCTCTGTATGGTAGCAATGATGGAGATGCCCTTAAGTTAAGATCTTGGGGTTCTTCGGGTGCTGCTGTGGCTGATCGTGCTCTCGGTGCTTTGACAGCTTTGTCAAAGATTGAGGATTACATTGTTTTCCTTCAGGAAAATAACATTCCTTACGGGAATCTATACATGGCAGTAAGCCCCGCTTGCTTCATGGATATTCGAGCACTTGGTGTTGCTCGTACAGCTGCTGAGGCTAGAGATGCTCAGCCAATGTTTGGTGGCGTTGCTCAGGCCGGTGGTCTTGGTGCTCCATTCGGGCAAAGTCTGGGTCAATTGCACGACGCTCTTGAGTACATGGGTTGTACTATTATCAAGACGAACCACGGTTCGGATCAGCTTCGTGATAAGTATGACGGCGGTAGTGGTACTGATCTTGGTGAAGCCAAGTATAACTTGGACTTCCGTCTGAGTGATGATGCCGACACTACGGCAATGACTTACGGTATTCGTGCCGTGATGTGGACTCCCGAGGCTATTGCTGGTCTTCGACTTCAGGGTCTGAAGGTTGATAACGTTGATGATATTCGACGCAACACTTCGTTCACTGTCGCTTCGATGATGGCTGGTACAGGCGTTCTACGTCCTGAGTGTGCAGCTGTAATCCATACTAGGGATGGTGCCGCCGATGGTGCCGCCGATACCCGAGATGAGATTGCTGCGTTTGCCCATTGTGGACTCGCTATTGGTGAGTATCAACGGGGCTGATCTTGTTCTTGACTTAGTATAGTTTAACTATGCAACTCTCCTCTCCTAGGCCTTGACGGGTCTAGGAGAGGCTTTACTTTAAACATAGGAGGTTACCATGGGCGTTATATCAAAGCTCGATGCAATTAATCACATGCTTCTGATGGCGGGAGAATCCATGGTAACTGATCTTGAGAACTTAGGTGGTGTGGACACGGGGGTCTGCGAGGGTGTGCTAGAACGCACCCTTGTAGACTTCCAGTCAAGGGGTCTAGCTAATAATAAATATCATAAGAAGTTTAATCTTGATGCTATTGGAGAGATTAGTCTAGGCAGTGACATCATATCCGCCGAGCTTGTATCTGATCATACCAACAGTGATGGCTTTAGGATCATTGGTGTGGGTCGTGTGGTTAATGAGGGAGATACAACGTCTAAACTCTTTAACGTAACAGACCAAACCTATCCTAACTGGGCTGCTAATACTGAATACTGGGTAGAACTTGTTATTAAAGTTCCATGGCAAGCAATGGATACTCCTGTCCAACGAGCTATCATGGCTACTGCTGCTAGGCAGTACCAAATTATAATGCAGGGTGATGTTGAGGCTGATAAGTACTTGAATGAACTTGAGATTATATACACCACCCGAGGTAAGGGTGCTGATATGGATGATAAGCGGAGGACCATCTTTAGTTCTGGTTCACAAAAGCTTCGTGACATACACCAGCGTAGCAGTACTACCGATGCTTCAAGGTTTAGATACTGGAGGACTTCGAATGGCTAAGACTACTAGTAGACAAGCTACTAGGGCTTCTAGAGCCCAGTCATACTTCCCAGTAAAGATACCCATTTACTCCCTAAGTGGAGGAGTTGGTAGACAGATCCCTAGTAAGAGACTTCCTACTGAGGTAGATGAGCTTATTAACTTCCAATGCACAACGGAAGCTTCTCTCACAAAGAGGAATGGTACTGAGGTTGTGGGAAATCTTATAGAAAATATTGAGCCTGTTTCAGCTGGTTTTCATGAAGTAGAATTGACTCAATTTTTCGAGCCCGATACATCCAGTTTATTCTTTTATTGGCAAACTATAGATAATGAGACTAGCCGTCTTTATCTGATCCTCGGAGAAGATGCATATAGGGACGGGTATACTATCGATCCAGTTCCTGAGGATTATGTAAAGGTTTTTGAGATTAAACTTTCCGAGAATAGCATTGCTTCAGTTGGTCATGATAGTTTGGACTGGGATTCTATTAATTACTTACACCATAGCAGTATCAGCTCTTCAAAACCTTTAAGAGAAAGATTGAAAGCTGTAACAATAGGTTCTGCGGTTCTTATTTTGAACACCGATGTTCATGCTGGGTTTACTAGTAGATTGGATGGGACTGATGGGGATATTATGGATGTGCACCCCGACGGCTCAAGTACTAAGATCTGGCATAAATATGGAAACATGAAAGATTATAATGGAGATGCTCTTCAGCGAGGTCCTGATGTTGGAGACGACAGAATATATGATGTAGCAGGAAATGATTTTGCGTGTCAGTACAAAACTAGTGTAGCTGTTGATCATAAACATAATGCAGAGGTTTGGGTAGAGAGCCAAGACTATACATATTCACAGCAGGTTATTGCGACCCAAGATCCTGTACATAATCCAGATGAAGACTCTAATGACTATCCTTTTGGAGAATTTAGGGGAAAAATATGGGACGAGGGAAGATCCCAAAGAGGGGGCCAGCTTCGGTTTGACTTTACTGGTCCTGTTACACTTAGGGCGTTTACAGCGAGCGGGGATTCGGGTGAGCAGCTTTATGCAGCAGATAATATAGAAGCATTTAACCAAATAACTCTGATTGGTATTGATGTAAACGGGAATTCTGTTACAAGAACCTATATTTTTAATAAAACTGTGGATGAATCAACAAGTTCTATAGAAACAGTCGATGCTACTGTTGCAGATCATACTATTGAGTTTGCTGGGACTCCTGACTTATCTGGTATTTCTGAAGGCGAGGATTACTTAGAGATTAAGGATGCTGGTGATCAGGTGTTTTATAGCCTGATTACTTCTGTAGATGTTGGTAACTACAGTGTTGATGTAGAAGCTATTGTTGTCGAGGATGCATACAATGGTATGGATGCATATAGTGTATCAATACTAAGTAGTGCGAATGGGGGTACGTTAAGTGATCCTGATGGAGGTGACCTTGAAGATCCACCAGACCCAGAACTTAAGGATGTGTGGGACGTTAGGGGTAAATGTATTAGTGTTAATAGAGAATCTAAAATATATGGACCAGACGGGGACGCAGCAGCTACTACTGAAGAAATAGCCAGTGGTGCTGCGGATGCTACTGCTATAGCGGCTGCTATTAATACATCAGGGGGGCATGGAGAATCTGATGTTGACGCGGATGATATGTCCTTAATAGCTTATGCTAATCAGATTTCTGTGGAGGATACTACTGAATACCCCGGTCGTGTAATTATTCAACAGCGTTGGGGAATACATGGCGAACAAACAAATACTTCTGTGTGGGCAAATGATGGGACTGTAGAAGAGGCGGGGGAGCCTGTAGCCTACAACCTCAATTTACATACCAAGTCTTCTATAGCAAATACCTTCAGTGGTGGCCAAGACCCTAGTATACATGATATCTTTGTTCCTACGTGGGACGGGACTACTGGTACTAATGATTATTGGGCAGGCGCAGTGGAAGATGGTGGAGTCGGGGGAAACAATGTTCTTAGAAATCAAATAGAACGTAGACACGGAATTTGGCAAGTTAAAACTTACCTTCCAGCAGAAGAACTACCGGGTCCAACAAATGAATTATTGGCAGATGACGAGGAATCTAGAGGCTCTACTGTCTCTCCACATTTGGATCTAAAGAGGTGGGAAAGAGTAGAAAGCGAAGACTCGGATCTTACAGACTTAAATGTTCACACCTCCAGCTTTATCCCAGTAGAAGACTATGTTTACCCTGTAAGCGCATCGGCATATCTTGGACAATCTGTAACCAAGTTTTCCGATCTTCGATTCCCTCCTGATGAATCAGACCTCAAAGCTCATAACGGTGTTGGTGGGAATCCGTGGGCAGGCTATATTGCGGATCCCGAATCTTGGGAAGCAAATGAAAATGCTCTAACGGTCTTATATCCTGACGATGATCAAGAATACGAAGGGTATCCCAATGCTTATAAGGGCCGTGGTAAGATATATCACCTCTCACAAGCCTACCTCAATAATACACCGGGTTGGTATCGTGTTATTAACAAGGATGCTGCACCTTATTTAAAGAAGGTTCGAACACCGGGTAAGAGAACAGTATTAGATAAAAGGCGAATGCCTCAGTTACTGTATGTGGATAATGATAACAAATATAATATTAGGCCGGTAGAGTGGGACCCAAGAGAAAGCGGTGACGAGGATTCAAATCGTGGACCGGGTATCTTCTTTGATCCATCTACTGAAAAACCAAAAGAATCCAAGATTAACTCAATGGCTTTCTATAGAGACCGCCTGTTCTTGGCTAATGATGATACTATTATAGCTAGTAGAGCAGGAAACTGGGATAACTTCTTTTTAGCAGACCCTGATAATATTACTGATACAGATCCACTTGACCTTATGGTGTCTTCTAATAACTATACTCCTATTACACAGCTTGTACCCTTTAGAGATACATTGTTTGTAGGAACAAGTGGCAATACTCAGTATGAACTTAGGGGTTCTAATAATATTATCTCACCAGCTACTGCTGAGTTTGCTTCTACGGCTTTCTATCCTATGCTACCTGAGGTTGCCCCAGTATTATTAAACAACAGTCTATTCTTCTTCAGTAAAGAGAAGCTTTATGTTTACTTGGGCGGACGAAAAGTAGCAGCAGAACAGGCCTTTGAGCTATCAAAGCATGTACCTCAATATTTACCAAAAGAAATTAGAGATACGACAACTTCTAGCCATGCCTCCAGTATCTTTGCAATAGATAGTGAGATTGATGATACAATTTATGTTTATAGAAACCAGATTGCAGGTGAAAAAGTTATTCAGAATGCTTTTTATAAATTTAGGGTGGGACAGCCTTCAGAGATACAGCCTTATTTTGAAGCTGATGAAGGCTTAGGAACATCCGGTGTAGATCAAAATAATCTGTATATACAAAGCTGGGATAAATATCTTTATATAATTAAACTCTGCTCTCTTGTACTAGATGATCCTGTAGAACATTCTCTTTCCATAAGTAGACTACCTTTAGATGAAGAACCTATAAACAAACCAAGACTAGATGAGCTAAGGGAATTCGAACTTGTATCCGGCACTGCTCCAGAATATAAAGCACTTATTAATAGAACTGAGTTTAAACATTCGTGGAGTCCTACTAAGGCAGATACTATTGTAACATCAGAAGGTACATATGGGTCTGAACCAATACATACTCTAACAGAAGACGAGGGTGGAGATATAATACGGCTTAGATATGATGGATCAGGTTTTCACAATCCGGGGTCCGACAATGTTCGATATGATTTGTATTCTGTAGCAGGAGATCAGGTTTCTTCTGGATACTATGAACTTTTTAAATACATAGGCAATACTTTCATCAGTACTTCAACTCTTTCTCCTATCTATGTACGAGATGAGATGAACAACCTAGTTCCGGGA